AAGTTTAATTGCAGCAGTCTTTGCACTAAGATTGTTAGTCATAGATGCCTCATCAATCACTTCATATGTGCGAGAGACTAACTTGCTGTAGTGTGTATCTGCTGCTGCCAGTGCCTCCTTAGCACGAGCACGAATAGCATCATTAGCAGATGCCATAACTTTCCACTCATTAATAAGGGTCACAACCTTTTGTCTTGGTATGGCAAGTTGCTTTGAGATTACCGTTGGATCATTTCCCTTTAGATATTCTTCTACTACTTGATTTACTTGATCAAGGTGTTTAACTAAATCATCTTCAGTTGACATACTTGCCCTCTAGTCTGTTAATTTCATCTTTAATATAAAAGATTGCCTTCTCAAGATCCTGAATAGTCTTTTCTTCATCCTTAAGGCCTGCCCTCCAAAGGTATTTAAAAGCATTACCAATATTAAAATTACGATGTCTAGTAATCTCTATGCACTCAATCCCAGAAGGGTCAGAGGTATAGTGTAGTGGGTTGTTTACTTGATCAACTGTTATATTTAAATTTTCACTCATCGTCATCCTCCATGTCAAAAGTATCTGGGAATCCTCTAAGTGTAGCAGTTGCATATGCAAACCCAACTGCTGACACTAATGATAGTATAAACAAAACATACTTAATCTTTTTCATCGCTTTGATTTCCTTAATCCAAATTTAGCAAGGTACACATAGACAGTCTCTAAGGAGCATCCGCATTCCTTTGCAATATCTTCTGGTGTCTTTTTATCCATAAGGTATCTCTTACGCATAAATGTTTCACTTGTATATAGTTTAGCAGCCATAATGTTAGTTGTCAACTCCAATTGCTTTTCCCCAATTCTTTAGCGCCCAGTGACCAATACCGCAGGCATCTGCGACATCGTTATCTGTAATAGATCTGTCATATATAGTATTAATAAATTTAATTGTTCTTTCCTTACGAAGGTTTCTTTCATAAGTTTTGTACCAAGAAACTGATTTTCCAGGGTTCTGTGATCGAATAAACAACTGTTCATCCTTAGATATCTTTTTATTTCCTATGTAGTTTTGCCATGTTATCGGAGATACCTTACCTATGACATTTGTTCCAGTTTGTCCTGCTGAACCAAGTATAGCCCCCTGAACCAAGGCAAGGTCTGCAGCGGTCTTAGGACTATTCATAAAAACTGTATGCTCAATAACTATTGCTTCAAACCCACCATAAATATCAAAAAAGGCTTTTACTTTTTTGCCAGCATCCATCACTTTTTCGTACACATCTTTTCCTTCAAAATTAATTTTTCCAACAGATTCAAGACTTTCTCCAGAAAACAACGCAAAAGCAAGACTGTTAGTGCTAGCGTCAATAGCACAAATTTTATGTGGCTTTAGTTCTAAACCCCATTTATTTTTTACCATTAGTCCTACCTTTTATTTCTTTAATTGCTTTGGTTACCGCATCAGGATTTATCATACAAGATGCACATATTGTGTCATCGTTATATATGGAAAGCGGCAAAGAGCAAGACTTGCAAAGCCTTGTCTTACCTTTTCTTTTTTGCCTTTTTGATTGCAAATATCTTGCTGCAATTTTTTCTTTTGTTGCAATATCTCTACAGTTTTGAGAGCAGTATATTTGATATGATACTGCTGGAACAAAACTATTATCGCAACATTTACAATTGTTCACCGAGAATCTCCAAGGGCGCTATTTTTAATACGCCTGGACCTGCAGACTCGCATGCTTTTTTAATTGGGCATGACTTACATATCTTGGAGTTTGATCTATAGTTTTTGGTTGGCAGGGTTTGATCTTCCCAAACCTTTCGAACTGACCTCATCCAATCAAATGCCTGGTCTACCCACCGACGGTAATGATCGTTTACATCTACAGGGATCAAAAGGAGTTCGTGGTTATTTTTATTTTCATAAATCATAACACCCTTTGGTCTCTTTAAAATCTTCATATAGATAAGTAACTGCATTAGGTGGCCATTCTTAGCCTTGCCTGATGCCTTTCTATATTCAAATCCTTCGTTCATCATTGTTTTAATTTCACCAATGAGTTCTTCTCCCTGCCAATCAAACATAACGTCACCATATCCAAAGATAGGTGGGTCATCATGTCTAATTTTAAACTCTGTTGTAGGTTCGTTATCTTCATCACGATAGACCTTAACTATTCCAGCATTCATCATTGCATTTTGAATTCTTGCGTGTGACAGTGTTCCTGCAGTCATATTTGCTGCTGCGTATGCATCTGCGTTGTCTTCAAACATCTGACCATCAAATGCAAGGTACCAGTATCTTGCACACTCTCCATGTCCATAAGCAATGGTTGATGGTGCAAAAGTTTTCTTTGTTGTATGTTTATCTACACGAGTAATTGTGTATCCTTCTTTAATCTTTGCCTCAAGCCCTGCAATATCCATGGGATGGATTGGCTTTTCTTCTGGCTTGATCATAACCGTATGTAGTAAATTTTTAGTCATTAGTTTTCTCGTTTCTGTTAGTATAAGTATAGCAGACTATCGGGTTATGTATTTCAATGCAGATACAAGATTGTTGATAGACTCTGCAGCCGTATAATAAAGATTCTTCTTTCCACGATCTGACTTGTCAACATTGGCCATCCATGTAGCCTTAAACGCCATCTTTGCAGCAATTGCCTGTAGTCTTACTATTTCTACAGTTGCCACGTTAAGAGGGATGTCTGGCTTAATGATTATCTTAGCAATAAAGGTTAAGGCTGTTGTTAGTTCTTCGTCTTGCATATAGTCTGCAATCTCAGCCAAACCATTTACCATATCTATAGTAGTATTTTCGTTTTGCACTTATTTATCCAATCATATAGTTATTGATTTAATTGTTTTAAACTGTAATAATAATTTTATTAAATTTATTGAAACAAACTTTTTTCTTTTTTGTCAAAGTCTTCTATATACTTCATAAAAACTGGATCTGATCTCCACAACTCAAGTCTTTCTTTTCTTGCTTCTGGATCTCTAGCAGCAATATTTAACTTTTCAAAATCGTCCTTTTTTGAAAAATGCATAGTTAAAACTTCAGTATTGTCACCATCCCTGAAACGTACTGGCTCTCTCCAATGTGCCTGTCCTGCGCCCCAGAATACAAGAAGATCTCCATACTGAAGGTTAAAACTTTCACCTTCAATAACTATTGGCCAATCAATGTTAGCACCTAACTGATAGTCCATTGTAAGTTTAGTAAAATAGTTATCTGAATCATAATGAACTGGTAGTTTTGGATTTACATCTGGATTATGCTCTAGGTTATAACTTAAATAACTATTGTGATACATGTATACGTCTTCCCCAACCATTTCTGAAGCAAACTTTTCAAGTTTTCTACGTATATGCTCTGGGTACATAACTTCTATTTGCATCCTGGCCATGCTTGGCAGAACTAGTGGAGCAAAGAACTCATCTAAATCTTTAGCCTTTTTTTGATAGTTTACTATTGCAAGCAAAACCTCTACTTCTTCTTCAGTAAAAAAGTTTTTTATAATGCGTGGAACTACTTTGATTTTGGGCGCATATCCTGTATTCATAATTCCTATTATACACCATTCTCTGATAGTTGTTCGAGAACGCTCATCTCAATTATGGCAAGTCTGACTTTTGAGTTACCCTCGCCAATAATAACAACTATGGCTGGGTCCTTTCCGTTCTTCATGGCATCCGTGGTAGCCTTTGCCCAAACCTCTTTATTTAATGTGAAAGACTTTCCAACTTCTTTAAAGTCTACCACGAAGTTTTTCCATGAAGCATCTCCTTTTTGCGTATTTCTTCCAGAATTTTTATGCTGTTTAGCGCCTATTCTTTTAGACTCACTCTTCTCCGTCAAAGTCACTCTTCTTTCTTCTTCCTAGGTTAACCCTACTCAAATGTTTATCTTTACACATCCAAGTCATTTCTTTTGTTTCTGCATAAAGCCTAAGAGTTTTGACCTCTGTCTTGCATGTATGGCACAAAAAAGTACCCTGATAAACAGTAAAACTAGG